TTTTTATTTACATATTGAGATTGAAGTTGGTCTATTTTCATATCCAAAACTTCCCTAAATGATTTCTCGTTTGTTCTCGCTGCATATAATACTCTACCGATATCATATTCGTCTGCTAAATCTTTTAATGCTTCTTTTGCAATTGGTGGTGCACCTGATGGTCTGTATATTTTTTCAAGTTCGTCCATCATTTCACCATAACCTTCGTTTACTTTTTTATATCCCATAACATCTGGCTTTGGATGTCCACCTTTTGATGCGCTTGAACCACTAGCGAATGCTCTTGGTGTATCGTAATGTCCTGTTCCTGTTCCGTCTATACCGGCAGTTGCAGTTGTAGATACTTCATCAAGTTCTTCATCTTTTTTTAATTCTTGAACAACTAAATTTTTAATGTATTCTTTTAGTTTAGCTATCTTGTCGGACTTGGACATTCTTTAACTCCTTTATCAATTCATAATATCTCATCAAAGCAACCACGTGTTTATCTTTCACAACACTTCCCTTTACTGCTGTATCAGTATGACTGATAGCTTCTGTTAGTTTGATTTTTGTAATATCATCATTGACTTTAGGTAGTAATGCCTTTAGAGCTTTTTTGATTTTAACTACTTCATTGTCTATGAAACCTTTTAATGAATTTGTATTAGACACATTATTGATATATTCTTTCAATAAGTTCTTTTGATTTTCATTAAGAGATTTATATTTTGAATTAAATTTATCAACTAACAATTGATAACTTAATAACCTTAAATCTTTTTCTTGTTCCCCAAACTCTTCTATTATCTGAGATTTTCTATCTACTTTAGTAGTGTGGTGAACGATATGTTCAGTTATAGTGATAACTGAATCAGTTTTTTGAACTGGACCGAAGTCTTCTTTGCCAGTTTCCGTTCCGAATACTTTATAAATTGAAGCCATAATTTTAAAATTAGGGATACGAGTATTAAAAAACTCTTTTATATCGTAATTTTCTTTTATAGTTTTAATTAAATTGTATTTTTCATTATTTAATCTACGATTAGATAACTTTCTACGACTCTTAACAACTGCTTCGACTAATTGACTAGCGTGTGAATCGCTTTTGTATTTTTTTTCTAACAAAATTGAATATAATTCGTATTCTTTACCTAATTCAGTATTTTTATTAAAGAATTCTTTAAATATTTTAACTGATTTAGGGCTTTTTGTGTCATTTAACACGTCAACTGTAATTTGACGAGATAAAAGTTCATAAAGAATAGAAGTATTCTTTATCTTGTTATGTTTAACATATAAAGACATTTGAGCTCCAAAGTATTTCTGTGTATTTTATCAATAATAAATATAAAACTTTCAAGAAATCGGTATTAATCCTTACCTTTTTCTTCCTTATATTCATCATATTCCTTGTTCATTTCATCTACTTGATTAGTTTCTTTAAGTATAGTTTTTGACTTTTTACCCATTGTTTTTTTCAAAGCATCAAAGTGTGCTAATGCAAGTGGTCTTCTGTTCTTGGTTTGCTTCCCTAATGGGTCACGACCTCTTGCTCCACTATCTTTGAATGGTTTGTTCATCTCTTTTGGTCTTCCACCTTGTTCATCTTCTGGTCTTTCATCTTCCTTTTCTCCATCGTCAAATGGGTCAAAGATAGAGCCTGCTACGGTGTCGGGTGGTGTTGCAGTATCATCTGCACCGATACCAACGGCTGCCATATCACTTGGTGTTCCGATTGCTTCTCCAGAAGCTTGTGGGTCATTACCTTCCATTTCAATCTGTGAATGTCTGAATTTCTGTTTTTGGTCATCAATGATTTGATTTTCAATTTCTACTTTTTGTTTATCTGAGAAATTAAATATATTATCATATATCCATTCGTAAGGTAAAATTTTATCTTGTATCATATCACGAGCTAAGTTTACTTTTTGTCCGAACAATTCAATTTTTTCTTGTTCATACATTGTTGAAGGACTTGCTAAGTTTAACTCAAAGTTTACTAAGTCTTCATCTGTATATCCTTGTGAATATAAGTGAACAACTGCAATCTTTGTTAACTCTGATAT